CAGCGCTTAAACAGTCTCTGAAGAGATTTGAGATTGATCTTAAGATTGACCATAAAGAGCTGGGAATGAAGTGGGACGAGCCAGTACCTGAAGACCGTTGGGAAGAAGTCGCTGACTATTGTGTTAACGACGTAGTCAGTACAGAAGCTGTATGGAATGCTCGTCAGGGCGACTTTGCAGCAAGGAAGATTCTGGTTGCATTAGCTAACCACGGTCAGAAAGGAGAGAACCAATGACTAGTACAGTAAACGACACAACTAATACTCTTACAACCAGGATTATATTTGGTGAGGACAAGAATCCGCAAGAGCAATTCAATTACTACTTTATGGGTGACATGTCCAATTTAGATATGAATCCACCTGAAGATGAATACACTCTATTCGACAAATACGGTAGAGCAGTGTTCAAAGGCTATGAGTACGGTCCTGAGATCTTGGAGGACGGTCGTAAGGGCAATTATATTTCTACATACAGAGGAGAAGTTATAGGAGAAGGCGGATACGTCTACTCAGAGCCGGGAATGTACGGAAATGTAGCTCTCCTCGATATCGCCTCAATGCACCCACACAGTATTATAGCTCTGAATTTGTTCGGTCCGAAGTATACGAAGCGATTCCAGGATCTGGTAAATGCTCGTATTGCAATCAAGCATTTGGACTTCGAACTCGCTGCTACAATGCTGGATGGGGCACTTAAGCCATTCTTGAAGGAAGAGCTTGCTCAAGACCTCGCACAAGCGCTTAAAATAGCGATTAACAGCGTTTACGGACTTACTGCGGCTAGATTCCCGAATCCCTTCAGAGACCCTAGTAACATCGATAATATCGTCGCAAAACGTGGTGCTCTGTTCATGGTGAATCTGAAGCATGAGGTGCAGAAGCGAGGTTTCACAGTCGCTCACATAAAGACCGATTCTATCAAGATCCCTGATGCTACCCCCGAAATTATATCCTTCGTTATGGAGTACGGCAAGAAGTACGGTTACAACTTCGAGCACGAGGCCACGTACGAACGTATGTGTCTGGTGAACGATGCCGTGTATATTGCTAAGTATAAAGACGGCAGACATGCAGGAGAATGGACTGCTACTGGTACACAGTTCCAGGTTCCGTATGTATTCAAAACACTCTTTAGTAAAGAGCCAATTGAATTTGACGACCTGTGTGAGACTAAGTCAGTTACATCCGCAATCTATCTCGACTTTAACGAGGGACTGCCTCAGGATCAGCACAATTATGTTTTTGTTGGTCGGGTTGGTAAATTCTCTCCAGTTAAAGATGGATTTGGCGGTGGACTGCTCATGCGTGAAGGTAAGGAAGGCAATTATGCATCTGTTACCGGTACAAAGGGATATCGATGGAAAGAGTCTGAAGTGATGAGGACTTTAGGACAGGAGAACCAGATTGACAGGAGCTATTATGAGAATCTCGTAAGTGATGCAATAAATGATATTTGCGTCTATGGAGATTTCACATGGTTTGTTTCTGACGATCCGTATGTAGGGCCGAAGTTTGTGGACGGACACCCTGTATACGAGGATTATATTCAAATTAATTAAGGAGGAACCATTATGGCAGCTATTGTTGACAGAGCCCCGGCTAGACCGGTGATTGCAATTGAAAACACGAGATTTATATTTACAACTAACTTCTCCGGAGATCCCAATCGGGACAATTTCGGATCGAGAGAGCGTAAGGCTAACGTCATTATTCCCACGAAAGAGCAAGCAGATGCGCTTGCAGAGATGGGATGTAAGGTGCGTGTGACCAGACCTCGTCCGGGTTATGAGGATGAGTTTGTTCCGGAGTACTACGTTACCATCAAGCTCAATTATGGTGGACGTAGACTGCCGAGAGTGTTTATGGTCAAGGACGGACGTAATCCGATCGCTCTTGACGAGAACACGGTAACTGAAATCGACTACTGCCGTGTGAGTAATGTAAATGTCGTGTGCAATCCTTATCACAATGAGGCTCGTGGCACAACTACATTATATATTCAGACGATGTATGTTGAAGTGAATACCGATTATGATCCGTTCGCTGATCGGTATGCTAGAGATCTGCCGTTTGAAGTTTAATAGCATGGGTGCCGACTTTATATGTTCGGTTAAATGTCCAGTAAAGCAGTTCGGGGCTTGCTAGCAGTAACCCGGCAAAAGAGGAAACAGCCCGATTATATTTCTAGGAGGTGTCTATGATAAAGTACATTCCGAGAGACGATTACGGTCCTAAGAGCCTTCCGGGTGATAAAGTTACTATACAGATGAAAAAATGGTATGCCAATACGGCTAGGGAACTTGGATATTCCGCGGAGGTACAGAAGGCCTTAAGTGAGGCTCATACGGAATCAGAACTTATCAGAATCATGGCCACAGCCAGACATGAAATGAGTAAGCATGAATATTCTGAATGACCAGCAGTATGAAGCCGTTGACAGGATGCATAATGGTTGTATCCTGTGTGGCGATGTAGGTACTGGTAAGTCACGGACAGCATTGTACTACTTTTACAAACTGTATGGTGGTGTGCATAGAGATGGTGTGATCAAACGTATGGAGAATCCGCCGATGCTGTACATCATCACTACAGCCAGGAAACGTGACACTTTTGAATGGGAAAAAGAATTATATCTGTTCGGGCTTACCAGTGCTGAAGGAGGAACTGTCAAAGTAGATTCCTGGAACAACATCACCAAGTACGTAGATGTGAGAGACTCATTCTTTATATTTGACGAGCAGAGGCTTGTTGGATCGGGAGCATGGGTAAAATCATTCTACAAAATTGCCCGGTGGAACAAATGGATATTACTTTCTGCTACACCTGGTGATAAGTGGCAAGATTACGTACCTGTGTTTGTTGCCAATGGTTTCTACAAGAACTGGTCAGAGTTTAAGCGGGAGCACATTGTTCAGAAGGCATGGGTTAAGTGGTTTGAGGTTGACCATTATATTAATGAGGGTCGGTTGATTAGACTTCGAAAGAAGTTGCTGGTGGACTTAGAGGATCTAAGGACCACGGAGGAACATCACCATACTGTGTGGGTTTCTTATGATCAGATCATGTACAAGACACTGCACCGAGACCGAGTTAATATTTGGAACAGCGATCCGATAGCCAATGCTTCAGAGTTGTGCTATGACTTGCGTAAACTCGTGAATTCCGATCCATCTCGAATAGAAGCAGTGCTCGAGATTTTCGAGAAGTGTGGACGTGCTATTATATTCTATAACTTCGACTATGAATTAGATGCCCTTAGAAGCGCGTATTTTGGCCCTGACGTGGCCGTTGCGGAGTGGAATGGTCATAAACACCAACCTGTTCCTGAAACGGCCAAATGGGCCTATTTTGTGCAATATACGGCGGGTTGTGAGGGATGGAATTGCATCACCACGGACACTATTATATTCTATTCACAGACCTATTCATACAAAGCGCTGAAGCAGGCGTGCGGACGTATCAACAGACTTACGACACCTTATCATGACCTTTACTATTACCATTTGAAGAGTCATGCGGGTATCGATTTGGCCATTAGTAAGTCTCTTGATGAGAAAAAAGAGTTCAATAATGCCAAATTCTTGAGCGGAAAGTACTAAAATGCGCGAAAAAATCTTCCTCTATAATGAACAGAAAATTCAAAGCAATTTTTAATAAAGGAGGAATTTTTTAATGAATAAGGTGTTGAAAGTTATGAAAAATGGTGTTCACGAGCTTGAAGGAGCCGCGATTGTGGCTACTCGGCTGTTCGTACAGATGCCTGTCGTGATTACATCGGCAGCAGCTAGTATGACGGAGAGTATTACAACGGGGTTGATCAACAAGTGGAGTGACTCCTACGTCAAACGAGACAAGAAAATGAAGAAAAGAGAGGAATCGGAAGAAAAATTGAATGAATTTTATGAAAAACAAGAGGAAGAGTCCTAAATTGGGCTCTTTTTTTTTTGTTTTTGCGCGAAATTTGCAAAAGTTGTGAGCCAAAATAGCCCTTTCTATTATATTTTTGCGCTAAAATTGCAAAGCCTTTTATGGGAACCAAAATTAACAATTAATATTTTTAAGAAAGGAGAACAAAAATGGCAGCAACAGTAACTTGGTTAAGAGGAATCGGAGGCATGGCAAGACGTGAGGTTATGGTCATGGCACAGGAGATTGCTGGAATCGGAGGAAAGGTTTCAGTAGGAAACGGTATCATGGAAGTAACTGGCGTAGGCCGGTATGACGATGACAAGAACAGAGTACTGAACGGTTATGGGTTCAGTAGAATTGAAGATGTAGAGTGTGAACATTGGTGACAAAGATGAAAAGGTTGTGTATAATTATGCATGGCCTTTTCACTTTTTGCGGCCAGAAAGGAGAGAATTATATTTAAATGTGGAAAGTAGTTTTGATGGCAGTTGGGATCGTTTGGGTGTTGATTGGGTTCCTTCTCGGACTCAGTTTTTGGACACATCGGCATGAAAAAGCAGAGGCTGATGCTATGTATAAATACCCAGTTTTGATAGTGTTAATTTGCTTGATTTTTGGTCCAATTATATTCGTTTGGGCGATGCTAAAATCATGCAAAAAACAGTGACCAAAATGTGACCAAAACCGTTTTTTAGACCAGCAATTTTTGGTCACAAGAAAAATTTGGGAGTTGAAGTTGGTCCAAAATTGGCAAAAAATGGTCAAAAATGACCAAAAAGTGACCAAAGTGACCAGGCTTGGTCAAAAGTTGGTCACTCAAAATCCCTAGTATTTATGCGGGTTGTAGCGTTTTTGGACCAAGTGACCAGCTTTTTTCATATTTATGTATAAATTTTAATTTTTAAAAAATATAGAAGAATAAGAAAATTTCTGGTCATCTGGTCACAAGCATGGTTTTAACCATAATTTAGCATGCAGAAAGGAGGTGATTTTGATGGGTGATTCTGGTGAAAAATTTGTGGCATTTACATACTGGTGCCCAAGGTGTAAGCATCGAAAAACGGATGAGACTGAAGATCCTTGCAACGAGTGTCTTACGTCTCCTGTAAATCAGAATTCTCGCAAGCCTATCCGGTTCGAGAGTGAGGATGAGTAAAAATGTAGTTGCAACTTCTCCGACATTGTAGTATTATATTTTCACTACATTGTTGGAGGTGACCGAAATGGTTTGGGATTCCACGTATGATTTAGACAATCACTCTGAGGGGTTCTACGTCAACGCTAAATGTCCGGTGTGTGGACGAGATGGAGTACAGTCCAGTATGGCATGCGTTCCATTGTCCTAACTGCGGAACCGACTTAGCGGAGTCTGACTGGGACGGCGGATTTGACGAAGAAGCAGAGTGGTATTAAGGGTCCGCGTTAAAAACATAGGCTTTTATGAAGAGAGAGAATAAATACGTCGAGTGATCAATTGTATTCGTTCTCTCTTTTTCTATTATATTTTCGGAGGATAGCCTTATGGCACTCGAGAGAAACTTTCAAGCCGGTTTGATCAAAGAGCTTAAGGCTAAGTTCCCAGGATGTATAGTCACAAAGCTTGACCCTAATTATATTCAGGGCATTCCTGATTTACTTGTGCTATGGAATAACAAGTGGGCTACCCTTGAATGCAAGAAAGAGTCTAAATCATCTAAGCGACCAAATCAGCAATACTATGTGGACAAGATGAATAGCATGTCCTTTTCTGCTTTCATCTGTCCCGAGAACAAGAAAGAGGTTTTAGATGATCTTCAACGAGCATTTGGAATTAGTGGGTAAGCATGCTCCCTTTGCCCCGTCGAGTCCTTATTGGCTGAAGTACGATGAGGACCGACTGATCAACTATTATATTTCAAACTATGCTACTCAGATCGGCACATCTCTTCATGAGTTGGCTGCTGATTTGATTTCGTCAAAAGAGAGATTGGGAAAGGCGGACAAGAAGTTCGTCTCTTTTCATCTTCGTAAGGCTGGCTTCAGCAAGAAGTTCATCAAGCGTTACGTTGGACCTTTCTATCCAATGTTCATGACTTATGTCAACGACGCTATTGAACTTGGATTGCAGCCAGAGAAGCAATTATATTATTCAGATCTGTTCTTTGGCACTGCTGACGCTATTGAGTATTTCGAGCATAAGAACCTTCTGGAGATCCACGATCTTAAGACTGGTACGACTCCAGCAAAGATGGAGCAGCTCGAGTGCTATGCAGCATTATATTGTTTGGAGTATAAGGTTGATCCGCTTAAGATTAACTTTGAACTTCGAATCTATCAGGGTGAAGAGGTTATTGTGCATAAGCCAGAACCTAAGACTATTAGAGAGCACGCTGATAGAATTGTACATTTCAACAAAGTACTCAACAACTTCATGGAGGAGTAAACCATGTACGAGAATGATGAATTGATGCACTATGGCACTCCTCATGAGGGTATGACTCCTCATTCAGGAAGATACAAATGGGGAACAGGTGCCAACCCTATTCAGAGACCGAGAGATTTCGTTGCTCGTGTTAAGAAATACCGAATGGAGGGATTAACCGAGCTCGAGATTGCAAAGGCTGTTTTAGGCGAGAACGCCACTACTACTCAGTTGAGAGTAGAATACAGAGCCGCCCAGCACGAGGAAAGACAGCTTCTAGTAGCGGAAGCTAGAAAATTACGAGACGAAGGTTATTCTCTCGATCAGATTGCTCATAAGATGGGCTATAAGAACGATTCTTCTGTTCGAAGCCTTTTAAATGAAGGCGCTGAAGAGCGGATGAATCAGGCTCAGGCTACTGCCGATTTCCTTAAGAAACAGATTGAGGAGAAAGGATACCTCGACGTTGGTAAAGGCGTTGAACGAGAGCTCGGCATCTCTCGTACCAAGCTTGATGAGGCATTATATTTGCTGGAAAGAGAAGGATACGAGGTTTACAACCGAGGTGTAGCTCAGGCTACCAATCCTGGACAGCAGACTATTCTTAAGGTTCTCACTCCTCCTGGTACTGAGTATAAAGACGTTTACTCAGATCTGTCTAAGATCCATTCAGTAACCGATTATATTTCAAATGACGATGGAGAAACCTTTGAAAAGAAGGGCTTTGTTTATCCGTCATCCATGAGCAGCGATAGACTCAAGATCAGATACGCCGAAGAAGGCGGTAAAGATCAAGATGGTCTTATCGAAATCAGACCTGGTGTAGCGGACCTCGACCTTGGTGAGGGTGTGCATTACGCTCAGGTAAGAATTATGGTCGATAATACGCACTACCTCAAAGGTATGGCGTGCTATTCAAACGACCTTCCGCCGGGAGTCGATGTTATATTTAACACCAATAAGACTTCTGACGTTCCTGCCCTTGGACCTAAGAGTAATACAGTTCTCAAGCCTATCAAGAAGGATCCTCAGAACCCGTTTGGTTCGCTAATCAAAGAAGAAGGTGGTCAGAGCTATTATGATGCACCAGACGGCACAAAGAAACTGTCACTGATCAACAAGAGAGCCGAAGAAGGCGATTGGGGTGAATGGGCTGATAAGCTCCCGTCTCAGTTCCTGGCTAAACAGGCGCAGCCTCTAATCGATAAGCAGCTCACTTTGGCTTACGCCGACAAGAAGGAAGAGTATGAGGAAATTATATCCTTAACCAATCCCACTGTTAAGAAGCGTTTGCTTAAGAGTTTTGCGGACGATTGCGATTCTGCAGCGGTTCATCTTCAGGCAGCAGCTCTTCCAAGGCAGAAGTATCAAGTTATATTACCATTAACCGAGATCAAAGACACTGAGATCTATGCACCTAACTATGAAGATGGTGAAACCGTAGCTCTTGTTCGTTTTCCGCATGGTGGGACTTTTGAGATTCCGATTCTGAAAGTCAACAACAAGAATAAACAGGGCAAAGAACGGATTACGCCAAATGGAAAGGACGCAGTTGGCATTTCAGCGGCTGTTGCGGAAAGACTTTCTGGTGCGGATTTCGATGGTGATACTGTAATGGTAATTCCGTGTAACTCTTCGAATTCTAAAGTGAAGATCACATCAACCCATCCTTTAAAAGGATTAGAGGGATTCGATGCAAAACTTCAGTATAAGATTCCAGAAGGGGATACAACGACTAAACGAATGTCTTCTTCCGAGACTCAGAAGCAGATGGGAATTATATCCAATCTGATTACTGATATGACCATTAAGGGAGCCTCAGAACCCGAATTGGCAAGGGCTGTAAGACATTCTATGGTTGTTATCGATGCCGAAAAACACGGTTTGGATTACAAACAATCCGAGAAAGATAACAACATTGCGGAATTAAAGAAATTATATCAAGGAAGAACAGACCCTGCTACCGGAAAAGAAAAAGGTGGCGCTTCTACACTTCTTTCTTTAGCGAAGTCTGAGGTCCGTGTCAACAAGAGGAAAGGAACACCCAAGATCGACCCCGAAACCGGCAATTATATTTACAAAGAATCCGGTGAAACCTATGTTGACAAGAAGGGTAACGTCAAGTACCGTACCCAGATTTCGACACAGATGGCTGAAACTAAGGACGCCAGAACATTAATTAGTAACTTCAACACACCACAGGAGCAGCGCTATGCTCTTTACGCGAATCAGTTGAAGGCTCTTGCTAATGATGCTCGTAAGCAGATTCTGGCAAGCGGCAATATCCAGTATAAGCCGTCTTCCGCAAAACTTTATTCTGAAGAAGTTTCTGATTTAAAAGCGCAATTAAACAACGCTTTAAAGAACGCTCCAAAGGAAAGACAAGCTCAGATTCTTGCGAATTACGATGTTAAAGCAAAAATTCAGGCGAATCCTGACATGACTAAGAAGGAAATTAAGAAGGCTTCGCAAGTTGCTTTACAAAATCGTCGAAAAGAGGTCGGAGCAGAGCGTGTTTTAGTAGAAATTTCTGATAAACAATGGGAAGCCATCCAAAATGGGGCTATTTCTGAGAACGTTCTTTCGGAGATTCTGAATCACACTGATTTGGATTTAGTGAAAGAAAGAGCTACCCCTAGAAGCAGCTCTAGAGAGCTTAGTGATTCTAAGAAGGCCAGAATAGCCGCACTGGCAGCGTCTGGATACACTAATGCTGAGATAGCACGTGCTGTAGGCGTCTCTGCAAGCACTGTTAGCAAGTATCTGTAGGAGGTGTGCATATGGCTGCTGTAAGACTGTCCACTTTTGACAATCCATATCACCCATTCACTGACTTCGAACGTTGGTATCTATGGGATGTAGAACACGGCTACAACTCATGTGAGTACCTTGACCGCATCGCTAGAACGACCCCCCTGTTCACTGACCATGAGAACAGGCTTGAGATCGAGCGTGCCATCGATGACATACTGGCCCATGACGTGACTGGCATGCGCTGCAAGGT